CCAAAGTAACATGGAAAGTTTGCAAGAGGAAATAGAAGAAAACCAAAACGAGAGTGGTGAGTATGATGTGCAAGGACAGTCTAGTTTAATTGCATTAATGAATTATAAACAAGGTTGGGATAACTATTCTGCAATGAGTATTCCAGACGTTACCTTTTACGAACCTTATGAAATATATACAAATGTTGTTTTAAGTGATAATATTAATGCACATATATCAATGACAGAAACCTCATCTATTGCAATGAATAAAATGGTGAGCAGTCAGAATTTAGATTTATTTAGGAGATACTAATGAAAAATTTAATGGATAATTTACAGAAGTACGTTGTGCTGGTGGGCATTATCGCCAGTATCGGTGGCGGTTTTTACTCAGTAGCCACGAATGTAACAACAATAAATAATCGTTTAGATAATTTAGAAGCTGTTGAAATAACATCTGTTGATGTCTCGCCACTAGAAACAAAGATAGCTATACTTGAAGAAAAGGTATCGAAGTTAGAAAAGGCTAATGATAATAGCCGAAACCCATTATTAGGTAACTAACACAATTTCGACATAGTTCGGCAACCACAAAAAAATCGTAAAATCTAGCTTTTTTTATTAAATAAAATCAAAAAAATAGTCCTCACTATAACAGGGAGGACTTGTTTTTACTGGTAATAAAAACGAGTGGAAGAACATATTACTAAACGTTACGAGTGCTATTTGTATAATGTTCTTTCACTATATTAACGACAACAATGTTAATCTTATGTCTATTGATTTGTCTATTAGTTGTGGCACTAGACGTAAGAGAACTAATGAGTCAGAATCTGTAAATGAAGATTTAGAATATCTTGCTTAGACAGATAATGATGACACTTGCTGTTGTTAAATGTAAATAAGTTTCCATAAAAATTGATATATACCTGTCAACAAAAAATGCAAATTAACTTTATTAATATTGTGTATTGACCTATGTGAATAATTGAGTATAATGGGGAAAGCAAACAAAATGGAAAAAAAATGGAAAAAACTCAAACTCAGGTACAAGAAGAATTATCAATACTTTTAATGTCATATACTGATATTGATAGCTCTTATGATATAGGTAAGTCTATAGAGAAAATATGCACTAATAATAAATTGTTTCACGTGAAACAGTCTTTTGAAAATTTAATATTAGATAATGATTTTAATAAATATAATGAATTATACGAAAAAAAATGGTTTAAAATTTATAGAGGACAATTATCTCATATTAAAACTTTAGGTTATTCTTGGACTATTAATAAAAAAGTTGCAAAGTTTTTTGCTAATAGACAATACAATCCTTTAATTTTAGAAGTGCAAGGTTACAATAAGGAAACAATTAAAAATATTAAACCAATAATATTAGAATCAAAAATTAAATTTGATGATTTGTTTTTATATATAAATGACAGAAATGAAGATGAAATATTTGTACCTTTTCCAAAACAATTAAAAACAAAAATAATAGAAATTTAAAATGGAACTTAAAGATAAATTAGAGCAATATGATATAAAACATTTTTCTGCCTCGCAGTTAAACATACCATTAAATTTATGGTGGTTTAAATATGTTAAACTTACATCTGAAGAAAGAAAAAAAATAGAGTTTGGTGTACCAGCTACATCAGGAACTGCAATACATGATGCACTAGATTTATCTTTACAAAATGTAAATCCTAACAGTTTTGAGTATGACCAAGAAACAATAGATTTAATCTTTGATGAAATAGGTAATGTAATTGACAGTCATATACCTGTTGATGAGAACGATAAAATTAAAATGATTGGCTGCAAAGAACACGCACCTCAAACTGCACAAAATATGCTTGATGCTACTATCAATGTATTAAAAGAAAGACGTGGAGATGATTTCAAACAAACAAAACATAAAACGTTTTTAAAAGGTAATTTTGAACAACAAATTTTATGGCAACCGAAAGGATTGGTTGTACCTATTATTGGATATGCCGATATGTTAGTTAATAATCCAAAAACTATAATAGAGTACAAGACGCTCCAACCAAGATTAGGTGCTGTAAAAAAAGATGGGAATAGAGGGTTTTCCGTTGCCTCTATTCCTGTCTCGCCACGTATAACATATTTAGAGCAAATTACTGTGTACTGGGAAGCTATGAACAGAGAATATTATCCTATTATTATTGTTGGCAATAAAAACAAAGCTAAAGTATTTCACCCTGAAAATTGTGAAGATATGTCTTTTGAGAATATGGAAAGATATTCTAAAGCTATGATTAAAAAAGCTAAAACAAGACAGTCATTATTAATGATAGACGATCCTATAAGTGTTTTAGATACACCTGATTTTGAGGGTGATTTTTATTGGAATTTAGGTAAGGAACTAGAAGATAAGGCAAAAGAACTATGGCTAAAGTAGTAAAACCAAAAAGATATAATGTGACTATAAACCAAACTATTACAATCCAAAAAAAGTTTACAGCATGGAAACCAGAACAAGCATTAGAAATGGCAAAGGAAGATTACTGGGATATGCCACCAATGAAAGCAAAACATATTATTTTACATATGCCTATGACAGCAGAAGTTGAGGAAGTGTAATGGCAAAAAGATTAATAGACGGCAAAAAGAACTCTAAAGGTAAGAGATATAGTCACAGACCAAAGAGATATGAAAACTCATGGTATTGCCAAGAAACAAAAAGTTGGTACAGGAAACCAGATGAACAAGGATAAAAAATTTCACGTTGTTATACAACAATTATTAGATAAATATGGTGAGTTTTCTTGGGAAAAACATTGGCGTGAAAAAGAAAGAAGAATGGAAAGAGATTGGGGTGGTAAATGGAAAGCTATAGGCAAAGATGACCACATGAAAACTTTAACAAGAATTAAAAATGGAGAAAAAGATGACTAAAGGCACAGTGTTTGAAACATTAAGTACCATTAAAATTGATAAAAAAGATATAGAAAAAAAAGGTCAGTTTAATTATATATCATGGGCTACTGCTTGGGATCATGTAAGTAGAGTTTATCCAGATGTTACTTTTACTAAAAAATTAAGTGATATAGATGGTTTTGTGTCAGTTTCTATTACTATAGAAGGCAGAACTCTTACAGAGGAGTTTCCCATATTAGATTATAAAAACAAACCTGTTTTAAAACCTAATGCTTTTCAAATTAATACTGCTTTTCAACGAGGTCTTGTTAAATGTTTAGGTATGTTTGGTTATGGTTTGTTTATATATAAAGGTGAAGATTTACCACCTGATAATGTTCCACGTGAAACAATACAAGAGCAGCCAAAAGTAGATTATGTTGATGAAGATAATCATGCTGATAACATGGAAAAAGAAGGTTACGAATTTTCAATTAACAGCATAGATAATATAGACGATTTAGTTGCATGGGGAAAAGACAACGCTGATAAAATTAATCAATCTAATCATACTGAATATATAAGAGGAATTTTCATAAGCAGAAAGACTGTTTTAGAAGATAGAGTTTAATTAACTATAGGAGAAAAATATGAACTCATACAACACTGCTGGTAATATTGCTAACGATCCAGAATTAAAAAAAGTTGGCGAAACATCTGTATTAAATTTTACAGTTGCTGAGAATACTAACAAAGACACAGTTATTTATAGTGATTGTGCTGTTTGGGGTGAATACGGCAAAAGGTTATCTTGGTTAAGCAAAGGTATGCCAGTAACTGTATTTGGTTCAATTACTGGTATTAACGCTTATGTTAAAAAAGATGGTGATGCTAATGCTACCTTAAAAGTAGAGGTTAACAATGTAAAGTCTCATGCAAAAAAAGATGAACAATCTGCTGCACCATCAAGCGTTGAGCCAAATGATGATATTCCGTTCTAAATGGAAGAAGATTTAGTAAATAACCCTCCACATTATCAAGGCGATAAGTTAGAGGCTTTAGACTCCATACGAGCTATGTTAGGAGTAAAAGGTTTTATTGCTTATTGTCTTGGTAATGCAAGTAAATATGTATGGAGATGTACTAAAAAAGGAAACTTTGAACAAGATTTAAAAAAAGCTAAATTCTATATAGATAGGGCTATTCACGAAAATGAACAAATTAAGAAATAAATATTGTTTAGATAAGACGATAGAAAAGATATGTGATGATTTTAATGTATCGTCTATTGATTTAATATCACGCAGAAGGGTAAAAGAACTGTCGATAGCTAGATGGTTAATATTTAATTTATTAAAAACAAACTCAATATTAAGTTTAGTTGAGATTGGCAATAAGTATGACAAAGACCATACAAGTGTTATTCATGGCATACGAGAAATACAAATAAGAGAACCAGAATTAATTAGTAAGTATCAAGCTGTTTATGAGGATTGTAAAAGATAAAACATGAAAAAATGTGATAATTTAGATTTTTTTAAAAAAGAAAAAATTATTAAAGTTAAAAATTATGTAATTAAAAAAATATCTTATGAACAAACTAAACCTTTTATTTTAAATATACATTATGCAAAACGTATGCCCTCAATCAGTTACGCTTACGGATTATTTGAGAGCAATAACTTAATTGGAATTGTTAGTTATGGCTCACCAGTATCACCCTCTTTATGTAAGGGAGTTGCTGGTGAAGAAAATAAAAAAATAGTTATAGAATTAAATAGATTAGTTTTAAAAGAAAATAAAAAAAACCAAGCCTCTATATTAATTGGAGCTTCTTTAAAACTATTGCCAAAACCTAAAATAATAGTTTCTTATGCAGACACAAAACAAAATCATTTAGGTATTGTTTATCAAGCTACCAATTTTATGTTTACTGGAACTTCTAAATTAAGAACAGATATAGCTAGTAAAGATGGTAAACATTCTAGGCATCATCTAGGAGATAAAACCAAAAGAGTTTTTAGAAGTCCTAAACATAGATATATTTACATTATTGGAAATAAAAAACAAAAAAAGGAATTATTAAAAAATTTAAAATATAAAATTTTAGATTATCCAAAAAAATAGTTATTTCCAAGAGTCGCCTGACAACCAAGACACAATAGAATTTCTAGTGCCTGATGTTATAGGGTAAACTTTGTGCATGATAAAGCTAGGAAAACAAACTATATCACCTTTATCTCTTGGTATAACAAAATCATCTTCATTATCAACATCTAATTTAAGATTGCCACCTTTATAATCATCTGTATCGGTTAATTGTATAATAGTTGTAATTTTTCTATTAGGTCGCATTGTGTTTAAATTTTGCCAGTTAATATCCATGTGATTATCATATTTACCACCTACTCCATACGTAAGAAACTGTAGCGGCTCGGCAAAACCTTTAAGGTCAAATCCCCAGTAAGTTTCATTAACAGTCTGCGTAAATTCACTAATAACACTAGCAACAAATTCTAACTCTTTGTCGTTAGCATCAAAAGCTTTCACGTCAACATTTCTATATGATTTATTATCGCCACCTGTAAGACCTCCATCTTGTGAAGGTATTTTTTTAACTGTTTCCAATATTGTATTAATCTCAGCGTCAGTTAAACACTGCTTCAAGTGACATACTTGAGGTACTACCATTATTCAGACTTTGGTTCAGTCTCAATTAATATTTTTACTTTTTGGCTTTCTGGTACATTAGCATTAATACCAATGTTAGAACTAGCACAACCCGTTATGAGTGCTAAAACAAAAACTGCCATTATAATATTCTTCATTTTATTACCTATATTTATAAAAAGAATAGTATCATGCGTTAAGTTTATTTACAAGATAATGTTGAACGCTGTCAGGTATGAGTGCTGTTCCTTTAATCATTCCATTTATAGCTATTTTAGAAACACCACAGTTTTGCATTAATTCTGTTTTTGATGTTCCAGTTTTTACTATTAGTTTGCAAAATACCTTATGCTCCATTCTTTTTCATCATTCTATTACCAAACCAAAACGCAATAATTGCTGAAAAAAGACTTTGTGTTTCAATATCCCATGCAGCTACAACGCCTTCTAAAACATCTTCACCACCTTGAACTGCCATAATAACCTGTGTAATTTTAACAAAAGCAAACACAGAGAACAATAAATAAGTAATAACTGGGCGTACTGATGCCTGTAAAGCACCTATAAATTTAGAGGAATTGTTTTTGGAAAGTTGCTCGGCATGAGCATAAATAGCTTTTGCTTCAGCTATATCGGCTTCTGCATCTAGCTCTTGTATTTTATACTTAGACATTTGTTCGGCATATTTTGCCTTTGCCTCAAGCATAAGTAAGTCTTGTTTGAATTTGGCTTTCTTTTCAAAGAAACCTAGAACGCTTGGCAAGAAAGAAGTACCAAAGCCTAGTAAACTACCTAATAGACTAATCATTTTTTCTTTTTCTTTTTAGAACCCATCTTTTTCATAGTTTTCTTTTTTGGTGGTCTGCCTCTTTTAGAGCCATACGTTCCTTTACCATAAGGCATATCTTTCTCCTTTATTTTTTAGATTTACGTTTTCTTTTGGCTTTATTTTTCTTGCTGTTTGGAAAACCAGCTTTCATATTTGCATAAGCCTTTGCAGATATGGTTGATTTTTTCTTAGAACGACTTGTTCCAGCTTTTTTTCTTTTGTTAATGTTTCTATATAATGACATTTTAACTCCTGTGCTTAATTGTAATTAAGTGTTCAACACCTCTATATAAACAAAGTATATATGATATGTGATTTATAAATTTTTTTCTAGTATATTTTATACCTCGATACCTTAACATTTCCATCTGCGTCTTGCTTGGCGAATACGAGAGTTAGGATTGTTTCTAGTCTTTGCAGAACTACGTTTTAATTGTCCTAAAGACCTCGCACAATAAGATTTTCTTCTTTTAGCAGCCTTACTACCTTTTTTTACTTTACCTGTTACTGCACCCTTTAATTTAGATTTAGGGTTTGCTTTACGATAGGCACGAATACCTTTTTGCGTCATACCTGCACCCTTTTTAGTAGGTCGGTAATTACCACCTTTGCCTGTTGTTCTTCGTATTGTTTTTGCCATAATTTCTCCTACGAACAAGTACACATTTTTTTTAAGGTATCAAAAACCTTTAAAAATGTAATCTGTTCGTTTTCTAAAGTCATGTGTTGTTCATATATTTTTTTTGTTGTTGTAAGGTTTTCAGGTAACATAAAATGTATAGTGCGTTTGTCTAAAGCAACTAAGGCTAACATATCGCATTGTACTTTAGATATTGGTGTTTTTTGTCCACCATAATTAGTCTGAAAATTGTATCGTGCAACATTTTTACCACGATCTGTATGAGCTTTTTGTGTAGCTTTTACTTGTACTCGTATTGGTTTTTGTTGTAACCACGCTAATAAATCATAACCATCTTTTCCAACAAGGTCATTATCAATCCCATAGCCTTGCAAAACAGAACTAGCTAAAAGTTCTCCTTGCAAACCAATTTTTGTTGACATTTTAGGTAAACGCTATTTTTAATAACAAACCTATAGATGATGCACTTGCACCAATCATAATAGCTTCTATTCTATATAATCGTCTATCTATTGCCTCATACCTAGTTGAACAAGCGTCAACATGGTCATCAATTTTTTGGTTTACAGTTGCGGTTGTTGGTTTAGTAGGCATGTTTACTCCTTATCTATATTTGTGTTACATTAGCCATGATACTATGACTTGCAGTACTTGTTGACGCAGTACCTCTAGTGCAACCTGTAAGATTTGTTCCGTCTACTCCAGTATAAGTAATTTTCTCATCACCTATTTGTACAGTACCAGATGATGTAAATGGGTTTGAATTTTCAACAGGGATAGTTGTTACAGAGTCATTAATATCAGATGAAAGGTTATTACTACCTTTAAAATCTGCATTAGCTGACCATGAAGAACCATCATGTTTATATTTCCAACCAAACCAAGTAGCTTGTTCATCTACACCTGTATGCAATGTTGCATTACTTGTAGTACAATCTGATATAATAAGTTCTGGCGTACCGCCTTCACTAATTGTTGTTTTGTCAGAACTAATATCTATAGCTTTACTATCTGGATAATAATAAAGACTTACATTGGTGTCTTTTCTTACTATTGTTTGCATTTATTTTTTCCTTATTCACTAATTAATAATTTGGTGGCAGACAATGCTTTTCCTGCTACTGTTGTTACTACACTATCTGCACTCGTAGCTAAACTTCCATCTGACTGTACAAAATATTTTTGTCCTGCAGTAAGTCCACTTTGTTGAGCATCAATTTGCCCAAATGTTGCTACTTCAACTTGTGCATCATCAGCTACAGTTTTTGTAGCTATACCTATATAACTTTCTCCATCAGTTGCTATATTAGAAATTGTTTTGCTTCCAACAAGTGAACCAACAACACTTTGACCATCTACTGTTGCATCATCTACATATACAGCAACAAATCTATTTGTATCACTATCAAAAGCAAAACCTAAATCAGAGCCTGATGCTATTGGCGAATTGGTAAAGTTTAAAACACCAGTAAAAAATACATTTTGTGTACCATAAGTAGCTGCACCTGTTCCTGAATTTATCGTTACATCTACAATTTTACCTTTTGTACCATCACCTCTATCACCATAACATATATGAACTTTGCCTAACTCAGCTAAAACTTGCAAACCTGCCATAGTATTACCACTTTCAAATGCTGATTCAGTAACACTTCCTATTGAATTATCACTCCCATCTAAAACAAGACTAACAAATCTTCCATCAGTATCTGTTTTTCTTGCGGCACAACAAAATCTATTGCTTTCAGGGTCATATACAGCAGAACCTGCGTTTGGTTGGAATGAATTTGAGGTATCATGTTCAGTACCTACACTAGTAATAGAATTACCATCTAATGTAGCTCCAAGAATTTTCATATCAGATTCGGCATGGTTTGCCCTAAAATAAACAAGTCTTGTATTAGCAGCATAAGCTCCCATAGCTTCAGTATTAACCGCAACAGCCATTCTATCTGTGCTTTCGCTTTTTATAACTGTTTCTGTTTGTGCTGTAATATCAGTTCCTGTTGTTGTTAAAACTCTTGAGTTCATGTAACCTGTGCTATTATCTTTATAAACAAGTACCCATTTTCTTTCACCAACATTAATTAAGTCATGCCTTTTATCAGCAGCGCTACTGGTTTCAAGTCCTGTAGTAACACTTCCTGCTGTAATTGTTCCATCTCCATCTTCGGTAATAACAACAGCATCTATTCTTCCATTAGATGTATTTACCCATGCAATCATTGTTTGATAACTTACAGGGTCATAAGCTACCTTTACAAAATCACCATTCTTAGAGTAAATGTCTTGGGCAGAACCCCACGATATAGAATTTGTAGAACCTCCAGTTACTGTTCCTACATAAACTCTTAAAGTACCTGCGCTTGTTGCATGAGTTGCTAAAATAACTTTATTTCTATAGGTATCATAAGCTACATCATGTGAAGCTATACTGTCACTAAGATATTCAACTTCAGAACCTACTGCATATGTAAAGTTTGTGGTAGATGAACCTATCATCTCAAAATCACCATCACTTGCTACTTGCACAAGTTTACCTGCCGTTACTGCACCTTCTGCAGTACCATATAGATAACCTTCATTTTCTAATAATTGTATTTCTGTTGCTGATATAGCTCTACCAAGATATTGTTCTCCTGTAGAACTACCTGTTAATCCAATAGTGCCTGCACCATTTGTAAAGTAATGGTTGCCAATAGTAAGAGAAGAATGTCCTGTGCTTGTACCACCAATAACATTTATTTTACCTGTGGCAGTATCGGATATTGCTTCAGCAGATATGCCTAGATAGTTTCCATTATCTAAATTACTTTCTCCTGCTGTTTCAGCAACCTCTTTTGCTTTACCTGTTGCAGTAAGTATAACTGGTTTTCTAATAGCAATAGCACCGTCTGCAACCATGTTTACAGTACCACCTGATGCTAAGCCTGTTAATGCTGAACCATCGACTGCTGGTAGCTTGGCAGAGCCATCTAATTGTACAAGGTTATTAGCAGATGTACCTGCAGTTAATGTTGCGGCACTACCTAATCCTAATGTTGTTCTTTGGGCTGCAGCGTCTGCGTCATCTAATAGGGCTTTACCTGCGCTTGTTAAATCATAAGTTCCTGCAGTGCCACTACCTGTAAATTGTATGCCTTTGTCAGCAGCAGAGGTAAGTCCTGCAAGAGCATCTAAATCAGCGTCATGGGCTTGTACATTTGAACCAATAGCTAATCCTAAATTTGTTCTTGCTGTTGATGCACTATCAACATCTGATAGGTTATTACTAGCACTTAAAAATCCACTTGCTGTAAATGCAGCTTGTGTCCATGCAGAACCACTCCAAACAAATAATTGATTTGATGATGTATTAAAATATAACGCACCTGTTACTAAAGCGTCACCATCATTGTCAACTGTTGGTGCTGATGACTTTTCACCTAAATATATATCTGTAAAACTATCTAATGATGCAGCAGCAGAAGTAGCACTTGAAGCTGCAGCCGTAGCAGAACTTGCACTAGCAGTAGCAGAAGTTGCTGCGGCAGTTTGAGAAGTTGAAGCAGCAGAAGCTGATGTTGCTGCTGCGGTTGCCGAACCTAATATACCATCAACATAACCTTTTGTTGTTGCGTCACCTGATGCAGTAGGTGTGTCCAATCCTGTAATTTTATTGCTACCCATAGCAAGGTTACCAGACAATGTACCACCACTTAGATTAAGTTTTAGTGCGTCTGCAGTATCTACATAAGTTTTTGTTGTTGCGTCATTTGCAGATGATGGAGCTTTTAGTCCACTAACAGTATTGGAATTAGCGTTTATATCACCTGTCATAGTACCACCTGCAAGTGGTAGTTTAGCAGCTATTGAATTTGTTACAGTTGTTGAAAAACTAGCGTCATCACCTAATGCTGCAGCTAATTCATTTAATGTATTTAATGCTGCAGGTGCGGAGTCAAC